AGGTCACACTACTAGTGATTTAAAAACAACATACTTAACTCGAGAACAATTAAATTCCCGAAAAGTATCCCCAGTAATTACCCAGGAATCATTTATTCGTCTTACAGCCGAAGTGAATAAAACACGTAAATAAGTATTTTATTTTCTATGAAATATAGAGATAGTTTATCTATATTTCATAATGAAAGTTATTAGTTTTGATATTGGTATTAAAAATATGGCATATTGCGTATTATCAATTACAGATGATAATGATAATCCTATTATTATACATGATTGGGATGTTATTAATATGATAAAATCATCTACAATAAATAAGGAACAATGCACATGTGAAATTTCAGGTAAAAATAAAAATACACCTTCTAAAAAATGCACAGCTGTTGCAAAATATTCTAAAAATGGAGAACTATTTTGTTTACGCCATGCAAAATCTAATAAAAAATGGTCCATTCCAACAAAAGAAAATACATTAGTATACCTAAAAAAATTAAAGGTTGATGAATTAAAAAAAATATGCAATGCACATATGTTATTAAATAATAATGACAAACCTACTGTATTAAGGGCTGATTTAATTAAAAAATTAGATGATTTTTATACAAACATATGTTTTGAATTAATTAAAACATCAAAAAGTAAGAATGCGAACGAAGTTGATTTGATAGAAATTGGTAAAAATATGAAAGTATTAATGAATAAATTACCAGACATAGAATCTATTACACATGTATTTATCGAGAATCAAATATCACCCATTGCTAATCGAATGAAAACTATACAGGGGATGTTAGCGCAATATTTTATAATGAAAAGTAATATTGATATTCATATTGAATTTGTATCATCATCACATAAATTGGGTCAATTTAAAAATATTTTTGCTTGCGAAAAATCGCAATTAGTTGAAACAAAAACTCCTAACACAACCAATCCTAATTATAAAGAACACAAACTAGATAGTATACATATATGTCAAACTATATTGAATAATAATATTTGTTTAATCAAATGGAATAATGCATTAAATACTTCAAAAAAGGACGATTTAGCTGATGCATTTTTACAAGGTCTTTGGTATTTTAAGAGACAAAATAATATATTGTATGCGGATGATTTAAATATTAAACTTGTATAAATATCATAAGAATGGAAGTTATCAATATTGGTACCGAAACACTAGATTCTAGTTCACTTAACTTAAGTGAATCCAATAATTCAGGTCCTTCCTCTAACGTTAATTTTGGATCGGGAATTGAATTATTAATGAATGATAAAAAACGATCATCTTCTAGCGATAATGTTAAGCTTGATTTAGGCGATTTAGATAATTTAGAAAAAGAAATGAATGCTTTATCTGATAATGCAAATAGTTTCGATGAATCAAATACCTCTACTACAAAATCGGTCGGTGGAATCGGTGGAATGTTTAGTGGAATGTTTAGTAGTAATGAACCTGTTAATGAAGCTCCTCCTTTATCGAATGATGATAATGATACATACTTAGGTAAAGCTACCCGAGATAGTGTTGGTAACACTAAAACATGGGATGGTTATTCGAAAATGAATGATATACCTGTATCTCAACCTTCATCTTCTAATTTAAATGACAGAGAAAAAAGAAGAAAAAAAAGAATGATGCTTAAAAAGATGGAAGACTGGTATGCAAAAGGACAGCTTGATGGTAGTTTAAATTATACAATGGATTCATCATATGAGGAGATTGAAGATGAATATGAAACTGTAATGGAAGATAAACGTAAGAAAGATTCTATTAAATTACAAGGATGGTGGTTTATGACATTTATTAATTCAATTGAGTATGGTAATGCAGCATTTAATCCATTTGATCTAAACTTAGATGGTTGGGGAGAACAAGTAAGTGACGATATCGATAGTTATGAAGATATTTTCGCAGAACTTCATGATAAATATAAAGGTGGTAAAATGGCACCAGAGTTATCATTACTTCTACGTGTCGGGTTTAGTGCTGCTGTATTAAATTTCTCAAATAAAGCTTTATCTACAGCAACTCCTGCCTTTAATGATGTTATTAAACAAAGCCCCGAATTAATGAAGATGTTTACTAATGCAACTGTTAGTAGTATGAGTCAAAATTCACCTGGTTTTGAGTATGCTAATAATTTGATGCAGGATCATGGTAATAAACCACGTGGGCCACCACCACCCGCTGCAGTTAATACTCAGGAATATCCACCTCCACAAAGACCTGGTATGACGTTCACTGAAGCTCCTAGTAATCGCCCTGATATTAATGCTAGTCGTGGTACAATGTTTAATGAACCCGGAGTTGATATGAATAACTTTCAAGGTGCAAATGATACATCAAAAACTATTAAAACCCCCGCTCCTAGAGCAGAAATGAAAGGACCACAAACAAGCGATATTGATAATATCTTATCCGGATTAAAAACTCGCACTGTAGATATTCATGAACCTCCTGCCGCAAATACTAATCAGGGTAACAATTCTATGATTTCAATATCATCATTGAATGAAATGCAATCAGGATCTATGCCAAAACGAAGTAACCGTAAGAGAAACAACTCTTCAAAAAATACTATAGCATTAGATATTTAAAGCTATACTATATAAATGATATAGAAATAGTCTATTTCTATATCATATTATGAATATTACAGAGGCGTGCGTATTAGTTTTATATTTAAGTGGTTGCTATGCAATTACATATGCATGCTATTATCCTGAAAAATATTTTCAAATAGTAGATGATCTATGTAATAATATTAGTGATCAATATTTAATACCCTATGTTATTAAATTTGTAAAAATGTATAGTTCGTTTAAAAATGACATACATCGATTAAAACAGGATATTTATTTATATCATCCTATGTGTACACATATATTTGATTTATTATCATATGGTGGGTTAATTTTACATTCCGAATACTACGATTATAATATTGAACCTTTTAATAATATATGGATTGAAAAAATAAATATTATCATTAAAGATGATGAAGACAAATTAGAAAGTACATATTACAAACCTGATATCAATAATATGCAGCCTGATTGGATTAATTATGTAACATTATTTAATAAACTATATACATTCGATGAAACTAATATTTATACTGAAACTTTATTATGTGGTAAATTCAACAATATGTATATGTATAGAGTTGAAAACAAAAAGTCTAATTTAATTGATATAATGGACTTTGATAATAAATCTTCAGTTGGATTCTTATCGATTACACTTAAATTTCCGGATCAACGACCGATTGATCTAAATCTTACATCAAATCTTATGTATATTAATAATGAAATTTTATCACGAGCATTTATTGTGAGATATATTAAGTATAATAATATCGATTGCATATATGATGACAACTATACATTAGATATTGTTGATAATAATATAGAAATGAATACACTACATGCAGGGGAGTATATTATTTTAGGTGATGATTCATATGTGATTAATAAAGATAATGCGAATACTGATTGAAATGATATAAAGATTTTTTATCACTAATATATACGGGCGTAATAATTATGGATACAGTGAGTACTCCTACCCAAATACATACTTTACATGATAAATGGAATGTATATTACCATTTACCAGATAATAATGCATGGGATTTAGCAAGTTATACAGTATTAATGGATAAGGTTTCTTCAGTTGAATCTGTTATTGCGCTTTCAAAAGAAATACATGATAATGTAATTCGTAATTGTATGCTTTTTGTTATGAGGGATGGCATTTCGCCCATGTGGGAAGATAAAAAAAATAGAGATGGGGGATGTTTCTCATATAAAGTTAGCAATAAATTTGTACCCGAAGTGTGGAACAATTTATTTTATTGTTTAACAGGAGAATCACTCTGTATTAATAGCCAACACAACAAATATGTTAATGGTATTACCATTTCACCAAAAAAAAACTTTTGTATTATAAAAATATGGCTATCTACTACTGATCTTAAAGATCCATCATGTATTATCAATATTCCTAATTTATTAAAACAAGGTTGTTTATTTAAAAAACATGTACCTGAGTTCTAGTATATTATTGTAAAATAAGTTGATTATTTATATAATAAATAATCAATATGAAAATAAATTTTGAATATGTTCTATTTTTATTTATTTTGAATATTACATCACATCACATTCACATGGATAACCGTCTGCTGCATAACCAATACAACATGCTGAATATGCGGTTCCACAATCTCCACAATTAGAACCTGCTGTTCCAGAACCACCTTCTGTCAAATGACAATCACATGGATACCCATCAATTGCAAATCCAATACAACAAGTTTGATATCCGGTTCCACATGTTCCACAACTAGGACCGGTTAAATCGATATTGTCATTCTCTGTACATACCGGTGATGGGTAATTATCACATTCACTCTTATGATATTGATATCCATACCAGGCATTAAAACCCTGTTCCCTGTATACTTTATAAGCACAGTTGGTATTCTTTTGACAATCCATTAAACTAGAACAAGATGTTCCACATTCATTATATTTCGATGTAGGATCTCCAGAACACCAATAATAAGAATTAATTTCAAATAAACCATAATCTGTTGAACCATCTACATTTTTATTTGTTGCTCCACAGTTCCACGAACTTTCATATTTAGATATACAAACCATTGTTCCTATCGTATTTGACGGAAAACCTGCATTTCTTAAATATTTAGCTACATCACATTCACTTTGGCGACCACCTTCAATACTTTTAATTGATTGGTCTTTTTGATATAAGTCAACTGCTATTTTAATAGGACCAAAACCATGTTTTTCAGTTTCATAATAAGTATAACCTCTATCTAAACAGGGAGTATTTGAATCAGCCTTAGTTAATTTAGGTTCTAACAGTTTAAATTTCTTATAATTGTTTGGGTCAATACAACTTTCTCCACAATGATCTTTTGATGCGATTGGAATGCTATAATATTTTGCTGTACCTTCACTACATGTATCACAACATTTATTACCAAAATATTTATCATGTAATCCCGATGGGCATTCTAATAAATTATTTTTTTTACATATTTCAGGAACATTAAATTTATTAGTAAATTCAATACCTTCATCTGTTGAACTGTCATAACCTCTGTAGTTTTTAAATTCAACCGGCCACCATTCTAGGCCCATTGCTCTACTTTGCCATTGAACTAGTTGAACACCATTTACACATTCTTCACATGGAAGTGTGTAAGCTCTCCAGTCCTGAGATAATTTATCATTGACTGTCCATGACCAGCTCCATTCATCAGCTTCAAATGTTTTACCAAAATTAGTAATATTAGCAGTTCTCCAATAAACATCTACTTTTTTATTAGGATTAGAATAATGCACATTTGGAATTTGAAATTCTACCTGGTTTCCATCCTGTGATTCCCAACAACAATTTACTGATTCACACCCCAATAAATATCGTTTTGCATCATAATTATTAGGAATATAAATTAATCTTTGACAACCAGTATAATTACTCCATATTGCACTAGGATTTTCAGTAGTAGGTGTATCCACAAATTTGTATGACTCAATTCCTTTTCCAGAACCAGGGGCTCCAGGCTCTATTGTTTCAGCAGTCCATAATACAGGTAATGCAGGATAATCTGTTGTAATAGTTTGCGATAAACTTAACAATAAATTGCTCAGTAAACAAAAATAACCTAATAGCATTATAGTTTTTGTTGATACATTATCTTTAAATTATTATAAAATTGATTAATTATCAATTATTGATGTTATCTAAACAATCAATATGAAATTAATTAATAAATATATTGCTCCACTCGGTATTGATATTGAATATAAAGTTGGTAAAAATGCAGGTGATAATATAGACATTATTAATTCTGCAAAACATGGTGATATATGGTTTCATGTAGATGAACATTCATCTTCACATGTTATTGCATCTATGCCTACTAATATTGTTTTTGATAAAAAACAAACAATGTATATTATTAAACAGGGTGCTATTTTATGCAAACAACATTCCAAATATAAATCTATGAAAAAAGTAAATATTATATATACAGACGTTCAAAATGTTATACCAACAAACATAATGGGATGTGTAAATATACAAAATAGAAATAATGATATGAGTGATTGTCCTAGAGTATATAAACTTGCGCTATAAATATTATAATGAATCGTTATTCTCAAAAATCTAATTATATAATTTTTGAGAATTTTTTTATCCTGGAGGAAGTGGGGCTAAACATAACATAATTTCCCCCAATGATGCTACATCATATTTTACAATCAGTGGGAGATCGTTACCTAGGTACATTTCTAAATGTGTACATAATGGAGTACATTTAATAAAATGACTAAGACTTTTCAATGAAAATTCACCCTGAATAACAACTGATGCATCCTTTTTCTGTATAAATTCCATGTTTCCATCCGACTCTGATCTATATATTTTTGAACTTGCAAAATTACCTTCACAAGAAAATATTAAATCATTACCCACTGATTTTATTTCAATACGATCTGATATTCCATTCAAATCTCGAATTATTTTTTGAAAATCAGTAGTAGGCAAATTTATTACTGTTGAATATTCTACATCTGGTACAATTAATTCTTCCATATCAGGATCAATTAGACGCAACTTTTGACTATAGCACTGTTTTATATTACCATTATCATATTGTAGGCCTAGATGAGAAACAATTCCATCATGATAATCAGTTTTATCAATATACATCGATAATGTATCATCATTTGACATTGTTGAGATTACCTTGAATAAATGCAATGTATTTGCACATACTATTATTTTATCTGGATCACATGAATAATGTTCAAATTTACTAGAATATAATGAAACATTTACCAATATTGTATGTGTTTTATCAAAATTAATAATTTTCATGCCATTTTTTGTAAATGTGATAGTAGCATCTGTTAAAATATCTTTTATTGCAGTTATCATGTTCCGGATTGGTTGTATTTGCACCGTTTTTATAGTCATTACATTATTATCTTCATTCATTTTTAATCTACTATCTAATAATAAATTACATATGCGTTTGTTTTTATGTATTTATTCAATAAATTATTTTATATAAAAGTTACAGCTTTAGAGATATAATCCATTGAGTTTTTGTACTATTTATTGAATATGCTAATAATTTCTATTGTTTAGCAATAATTGTTGCAGAAAATAATATATAATTATAAATTATACATTTAGTAAATTATGGCTCTGCAAATTAACACTACAAACTATTCTAAACTCAATGCAAATATTACTGATATTATGCGTACAGGTGGATTTTCAGGTGTAAGTATGAATGTTTATACAGATGAAAATGCAACAACATTAGCATTAGATGGAAGCGCACCTATTGAAAATAAACGTGTTAATACAGTTAATACTACTGGTGCATATACAATTGCTACTAGCGGCGAATATGTTAATGCTTCTGTTACTATCATTTTTTCTGATGGATCAACAATTAAGGTTGTTGATACTGTTGATGAATATTGGTGTACATTAGAGGGTATTACATTTGTTCGTAGAACATTCTAATTTTTTTATTATGATATATGTATTTATTTGGAAATACATATAGTTTTATAGTAACTTATTTCATTATGGTTGGTTTTCCATTTATTTCTTTATATTGACCTACATATATTAAGTCTCCTTTCTTTTCTTTTGCCTGCATAAAACTATCTAAATCATATAATTTACCACTATTTTTATCCATTGCATAATTTATTCCATCTATCTGTTTTTTTATTGCCTTCATTTTTATTTCTTTCTTGTCTAATCCATCCTTTATATTAGTATCCTTTTCAAACGATGGATATGATGAATATTCATTTGATTCTACCATACCATGTCCATAACATACATAATTATCTGTTTCCTTTTCTGTTTTTTGTGATGAATAAATATTACAATCAATAGCTGTTTCTTTTATTGCCTGCAATATTTCATTATTAACTTTTTGTTTTGCACTTGCTATTTCATACAAAGATTCATCTGTTGTTACTGGTGTTTTCTTATCGAATCTACTTATATCACGAATTCGAAGCTCTATATTATGTTCATCTGTTTTTTGTTTTTCACTCAATGTTGTTACATATAAAAACACTTTTACTGTTCTCATATCTTCCGGTAAATCCTGATGACTACATATTCGACGTGCTCTTCCTACAACTTGTTCTACTCTTACCATATGCCAATATGGCTCTACTATATGAACAAATCTAGTATTTCGTAGATTAATTCCCTCTGCACCAGATGATGTTATCATCAATACTTTTATTATATCACCGTATATATTGTGTTGTGAATGTTCTTCTAATTTTTCTACTATATTTTGAGGTACAAATTCCCATGTACCATTATAAACGTTTCTTATTATTTCTTTTTCTTCTGCTGTTTCTGTTCCTGTATATAAAACAAATTTTGGTTTTGTCATATCTTCTTCTTTTATATCTAATACCCATTGATCTCCACTTCTTTTTAATTTAAACTCTACCATACCATTTGCCATAAATACTAATCGCAATACTGCTATTCCCTCCATTGTTCGAAAATGACTATATAACAAATGTAGCCCTATATTTTCTGGATTCATTACATTCTCTAATATCTTGGCAAATTTTGAGCTATACACGTTTAATTCTTCATTTGATAAATATCTACTTATATTACTATTCTCTTTCTTTTGATTTAATAACTCCATCGCAGTTTCTATGCGAGTTGCATAACTACTATCTTCTTGAATTATTCCAGATTCTACATCTGGTTCATTTTCATTCTCTGGTCGAGTCATGTCTAATACATCTTCACTGACGTCATCTATTTTTTTATTTGGTAAAGGTCGATCTATACCAGGTGGAAATGTAAAATTACATGCTGCTCGTGAAAATACACGATATGTTGATGATATATTATACATATCATCCCCACTATGCTTTTGCATTCGTTTTGCCGCTTTTGATTTCTTTTCACGATCTGCTTCCTCCTTTCTTATTTTTTCATAAATACTGAATTGGTGATCAGACATTGGTGTTTTTACTATATGATATAGATCTTCGTTCTCTGTTTTTACAAATGATGGCAATAAATCTTCTTGTGCACTACGGAAATATGATGTTAATCCTAATATTCGACGCTGAAACGTATTTATATTTTTTGTACGCATATTATCTTCATCTATAAAATTATTAAAAAATACATCTCGTTCATCAGGCAATGCTTTATTGTATACTTTTTCTATTTGACTATCATTTATTTTAATATTATTTTTAGGATTTTTTAATATTCTTTTAATAGATGCCAAAAATTCATTATCATTTATATTTCCTGATTCATCTAATTGTACTCCATTGTATCTATCAAAAGTTTCTCCTCCACCAAATTGTTCATCACCTCTATTTTTTCGGGTTGAACTTCCACCACGAGTCTTACCACTGGTTATTTTTTTAGTATAACCTGGTAATTTACCACGTTTCTTTACATTTATAAAACCAAATGGATTTCTAGTTACTATTAGTTTATTATCACTATATTCTACATAATCATATGTTTTAAAGTTTGCTGAATTAAACATATCTAATATGGTATCACTATTTAATTTATCTGTTTTTTCCCAACGAATTGGTATTTTCCATGTTGTTATGTACCCACGTAAAATATTATATAAAATACTTATTTCATTTGGATAATTAATTATTGGTGTACCGGTTAACAATATTATTTTTGCATTCTTTGCACTCGATAAATAATTATACAATCTATATGATATAGATGTTGGGTCTTTAATTTTATTTACTATACGACTCACAAAATTATGCGCTTCATCTATTATTACCACTTTGTTATCAAATAAATTTATTTTATCATTTTCAGTTAATTCTGCTAATTTTTTTTCATGAATGCCACCATTATAATTCAAATTTGTATACTTTACTTTTATCATTGCATTTAATTGTTTCTCTAATGAATCCTGTTCTTGTGTTGTTAATGTTGTATAATTTGGAGGTTTATTCACATTTACTAACCATGCACCACGTTTTGAGGTTATATATTCACGTGATAATGATAATGCTCTAGAAAGAATACCTACATATTCTGGTGTACCATCTATGCTAATAAATTCCCAAAATTGATTTTTTTTATATAAATCATCTCCACATTTTTTCATTTCACTTAAAAAATTCATTTGTAATGATGCTGGTGTCATTACTACCACTTCTTTATCACTTTTCATTCCTTCTGCTATTGCGATTGATGTACATGTTTTTCCTGATCCTAAACCATGATATAATAATAAACCTCTGTATGGTGTATATAAATTCAAATAATCACGTACTATTTCCTGGTGTGTTAACAAATCAAAATTATTACCTACATTTCTATTATCACATGAAACTACATTATCTTTATTTGTTAACTCCTGTCTATATGGACTAAATAATTCTGCTAATTTTTGTACATAAATCTTACGATTTGCCATGTAATATGATGGTGCTTTTATTTTTATTTTTTCCTTATCTTTTGGTAATCTATCTATTACTTTCTGTGTGCGAATTACTGCTGTTGTTATATCTACATCTTCTTCTTTCTCTTCTTCTACACCCTTTTGTATTTTCAACTTTAATTTACGTGGTTTAGGTTTATTTTTTTTAACTTCTTGTTCATTTACTTTATCTAACACATCTGGGTTTAATTCTATTTCTTCTATATTTTCAGTATCATCTGTTTCATCATTCTCTACATCATCATTCTCTACATCATCATTCTCTACATCATCATTATCATCGAGTATTGGAGATAATACAGGATTTTCTTGAACATCTACTATTTTAACATTCTTATTAGTTTTATTAACTACACGTGGTGTTAATACATCTATATTTATTTCACTATCAATATCTGTACTACACGTTCCCGACTCTTTATTTCTCTTCATCCGTAATAAAATTTCTGTTCTATTTATTGTACTGGTACGTCGTTTATCTACAATCTTAAATGGAATGATTGAATCGTTTACTACACCTTCATCTTTTGATTCTTCTATATCTTCTTTTATATCTTCTTTTATATCTTCTATATCTTCTTTCTCTGCTTTCTCACCAGTATCATTTCTATGTAAATTAATATGAACTGCTTTAAATATACTAGGTACTGGACGATTTTCGAGTTTGTCTAAACGTGTATATGGTACATTACTCATAATTCAGTGTAAATATATTATATTGCTACAAAATATATTTATATTTTTACGAATCAATTTACATTTTTGCTAATGTATAATGTCTGCGCAATTGACTTTATTATCTTATTATCCAAACGGATTTGCTCATCTTCTACGTCTCCTAATAATGCCTGCATCATTCTATAACAAAAATCGTAAGATCGACTTGCTATTATTTCACTTTCTGGATGGGATTCTCTCCATTTTGCTACTGAACGATAATTATTCATTGATATGCGACTCAATATTTTTCGCAACTTGGATAATTCTTCTGTATCTTTACACCATACACCATCATCTTTTATGTACATCGTTTCTCGTTTTATATCGGTACAATGTATTGGTCTCTTTGTTACATCCATGCTTTTCAAACGATCTGTTATCATCTTTGTCATTCCAGTTACATAACCATTATGGCCTATATATTCCAATTCATTGTTTTGTACATCTATATCACGTAAAAAATCTGTTATATTCATTGCATCTTTGCAGGTATCATTTAAGAAAAAGTTGATATTAAATCGTTGATTATTATTTGTAGTATTATTTGTTATATTACTATTATTATTTTTAACTGCAT